CAAGGAGACGCGCCTTGAAACGCTACGTGCTGGCCGAAAGCCGCGACCCGGTCCCGCAGGAAGACGGCCGCCCCTGGCCGCCGCAGGGCATCACGGTCGAGGAGACCACGCTCTACCTGCGCCGGCGTTTGCGCGACGGCGACATCGTCGAGGCGCCGCTCCTCGAGGAGGATGCGCCGCCCGCCGGCGACCTGGACCCTCCGGCCGGCGATCCGCCGCCCGATGAAACCCCGCCTGCTGGCCGCCGCCGCAAAGGAGACAAGTGATGGCCGAACCCTTCGTTTTCGACGAAATCCCCTTCGACTGGCTGGAGCCGGGCACGTTCTTCGAGGTTAAACCCAACTATCGACGGATGGGCCTCCTGCCGTGGCCGGAAATGAACGTCATCGTGAGCCAGAAGCTCGCGGGCGGTACGCTGGCGCCGCTCACGCTGACGCAGATTACCCGGCCCAACCAGGAGATTGGGCTGTTCGGGCTGGGCTCGGTCGGCGCGCAGCATGTCGCCGCGTTCCGTGCCGCCAACAAAACCTCGCCGTTGTTCGTGATGGCCATGGCCGACGCCGGCGGCGCCGTGGCCGCAACCGGCACCATCACCTTCACCGGTGCGATCGCCGTCACGACCGTGCTCTACTTCCTGATCGGCGGAAAGCAGGTGCGCTTCACGGCGAATGCTGGCGCGACATTGACGCAATTGGCGACGGCCTTGAAGGACGCCATCAACGCCGACAACACGCTGCTGGTTTCCGCGGCATCGGCGCTCGGCGTCGTGACTGCAACATCCAAGAACGCCGGCGAGGTCGGCAATGAGATCGACATCCGCGTCGACTGGAAGGCGCAGCAGCTGCCGCCCGGCCTGGCGGCCGCGGTCGTGGCGATGTCCGGCGGCGCCGGCAATCCGGTGTTGCAGGATGCGCTGGACGCGATCGGCGGCCTGTGGGTCACGAAGCTCGGCCATCCCTGGGCAGACGCCACCAACATGGCGGCGGGCGCGGCCTGGGCGCGTGTCCGTTACATGGCCACCGGCAAGAAGGACGTGCATGTCTTCACCGGCAAGCGCGGCAGCTTCGCCCAGCTCGGCACGTTCGGCGACCTGACCAACTCGCCCTTCAAATCGCTCGCCTGCCTCGACAGGAGCCCGACGCCGGCCTGGGTGATCTCGGGCGCGCAGCATGGGCTGGCATCGTTCCACCTCACCAACGATCCGGCGCGCCAGCTCCGTTCGCTGGTGCTGCCCGGCGTGATGGCGCCGGACCCGATCGACCAGTTCGAAGACACGGAACGCGACCTGCTGCTGCGCAGGGGCATATCGACCTTCAACTGCCTCAATGACGGCACCGTCACGATCAGCCGCGTCGTCACGACCTACAAGCAGTCGAACCTCGGCATCCCGGACCGGGCATGGATGGACATCATGGTGCCCGCCACGATGAGCCGCATCCGCTACGACTGGGCCGGCTACATGACGCTGCTCTATCCGCGCGCCAAGCTCACCGACGACGATGCCTCGGCGGCGCTGGTCGGGCGGCCGGACGACGAGGACGAGGAACCGGGCAACGCGGTGGCCACGCCCGGCCGCGTCAAGGCCTCCTGGGGGGCGCGCTGCAAGCTCTACGCCGATCGTGCGTGGATCGAGGATCACCAGCGCACCGTCAAGGAATCGATCTTCCAGCGCAACGTCGACGACAAGGATCGCCTGGACAGCCGCCAGCAGGTGAAGATCGTCGGCAACCTGATGGTGCTGGCGGGCTCGCTCGAATTCCAGGTCTAGGCGCACAAGCGCGGAAAGGAAACTGACCCATGCAGACGGTCGGCATCATCGACATCATCTGGCGCGGCCGCGCCTTCCCCTGCGAGACCGGCGCCAAGGCCAAGATCGGCGGCATGAAAAACACGCCCGTCATTTATGGCCGCAAGGTCGGCCGCGCCGAGTCGTTCGAGGCCTCCGAGGTCACGGCCGTCATCCCGCTCGAAAAGGGCGTGCGCTACGGCAACCTCTGGGACACCGGCGAAGGCGAGCTACAGGTGCGCTGCGACACCGGCCAGGTGTTCACCTGGGGCGACGCTTTCCTGACCGACCATCCCGAAATCACCGGCGGTGAAGGCGGCAAGATGGAATTCAAGTGGGCCGGCGGCGCGCCGGAGGAAGTCCTTTAAGCGAATAACCCGGGCGCCCGCTGACAGGCGCGTAGCGCAAAGGCTGGCTGCAGCGGCGGGGCGGCCGGCCGATTTCTCAACAGGAAAGGCTGGAATGATGGGCAAGGTAGATCTGGGCGTGGACGTGAACGAGGACGAAGAGCAGGCTGCGACCACCAGGACCGATGCGGTCGACGAGGACAGGCCCGACGCGGGCAAGGCGGCCGATCCCGATGTTGTCGACGAGGATGCCGAGCCCTCTGACAAACTGCCGCCGCAGGCCATCCTCAACAAGGACGGCTCGGTCACGCTGCCGCTCAAGTATCCGACGGACCTGATCATTAAGAAGGACGGCCGGGAGCGGGCCGAGCCGTTCAAACAGCTCGTGTTTCATCGCCTCACGGGCGCGGACAATCGCGCGATCGCCGCTGCAAAGGAGGCAGACCGGGAAGTGGTCGCCTTCGCCCGCTCGACCCGACTGTCCTTCGCCCGCATGGAAAAGCTTTACGACAAGATGGACTCCTACGACCTGCAGGCCGGCGGCGAGGTGCTGATTTTTTTCATCAGCAATGGCCGCAAGACTGGCCAGCAGCGCTAGGCGCGTTGGCGGCGGAGACGGGCTTCTCGGCCGACGAGCTGGAGAGCTTCACGGCCGATCGCATGGACTTCTGGTGGCGCTGCATCGTCGCCTACCGCGAGGCCGTGAAGAAGGAGCAAGGGTGACCTGATGTCCGCCCGCAGCATGTCCCTCGACGTTCTCGTCCGGCTCCGCGACATGCTGTCGTCGCCGCTGCGCGGCATCCTCAACCAGTTCCGGCGCATCGGCGACTTCGGCCGCCGCATCGGCATCCTGGGCGCGGCGATCGCCGGCATCTCCTTCATGGGGCCGATCAACGAGGCCGCCGCCTTCCAGCAGAAGCTGCTCGACATAGCCGGCACGGCCGAGCTGGTCGGCGCCGGCGCGTTCGCATTCGTGGACGAGGCCGCGGCCAAATATGAGGGCCTGGCGCTCAAGGTCGGGCAGGCCTCCGACACGGTGGCGGCCGGCGCCGGCCAGATGATCGCCGCCGGCGTCGACCTCGGCGTCATCGACCGCAATCTGGAGACGATCGGCAGGTCGGCAACGGCCGCCAACACCGAGTTCGCCGACATGGCCGGCGTCGCCACCTCGCTGCTGAAGACGCTGAACGTGCCGGAGACCGAGCTGGAAGGCGCGCTCGCCGGCCTGGTCACGGCCGGCAAGGCAGGCGCGTTCGAGCTGAAGGACATGGCGCGCTACTTCCCGCAGCTCACCGGCCAGATGAAGAAGTTCGGCATCGAGGGCCGCGCCGCCTCCGACCAGCTCGCCGCCATGCTGCAGATCGCCAAGATGGGGACCAGCGACCCGTCGATCGCCGCCAACAACCTCAACAACTTCCTGTCCAAGGCGCTGGCGCCAGTGACGGTGAAAAACTTCAAGGGCATGGGCGTCGACATCGAGGCGGTGATGATGGACGCCACCGCCAAGGGCCTCAACCCGCTGGAGGCCATGCTCCAGAAAATCGGCAAGCTCACCGGCGTCTCGGAAAACGCGATCTCCAAATATATGGGCCAGGCCAAGAAGCGGGGCCTGGAAGGGGCCGAAGCGCTGGAGTTCGTCAAGCAGCAGCTCGAAGCGATCGGCGCGGCCGGCAAGCTCGGCGAGCTGTTCGGCGACCAGCAGGTGCTCGACTTCCTGATCCCGATGATGGCCAACATCGAAGAATACAAGCGCATCCGCGACCGCGTCGCGGCCGCGACCGGCCAGGTGGTCGACAAGGATTTCGAGACACAGATGGCCGGCATCAACCGCGAGCTGGTCACGCTCGGCGAGATCGGCACGCAATCGGTGCGCATGGTCGGCTTCGCCTTTGCCGAGTGGCTGCCTCAGACCAACGACTGGCTGATCGACGCGCTGGGCTGGGTGCGGCAGCTGGACAAGAACACCGGCGGCATGGTGAAGCGCGTGCTGTCCTTCGCCGGCGCCGGCCTGTTGGTGGTGTCGGCGCTGGGCGCGCTGGGCGTGG